CAATCCCAGCCACTACCTTTACCGCACACAAAAACAAAATAATTACAGATAAGACTAAAATTATAGGAATAATAAGATATTTACTCGTATTGTTTTTATTAATGATTATTGCTATATTAAGTAAAGTTTAGCTATTAACTTTACTTATAAAAATAAATAAGTAAAGTACTGGTCGGGAGTTCTTTAATCTCTGCCCCCGGAAAGAGTGGTTTGCATATGTCTGCATAGGTTTGCATAGGTTTGCCTAGGTAGACATACTGATTCCAACATCGTGTGTCGGAAGCGTGTGATATGAATATGTTTTATCCATTTTCACAATCGGATTTTTTCCAGCAATGAAACTTTTGAGAATTTCCTCGTATGTCCTTTTGGAAAGTTTCTTCCGATAGGGTATGAGTTTCTCCAGCTCATTGTGGCAATCCCTACACAAATAAATAAATGCGGGATTTTTACTTTTGAAGAACCGCTTTGGAAAAATATGGTGCTTTGTGAGAAAATTCATCAAGCAACACTTTGGGCAAAATCCATACTTTTTCATCTTACCTCCTCCTAGGAAACGCCTACGCCGTCAAAGTTTTTTGACTGCACCCTTTTCAAATTCCACTCTTGTAAGCAATCATCGCAGATTCCTGTCGATGATTCCGCTAGTGGCGAAGGACAGTTCTGATGTTGACAACCTTTGCAACATCTCTTGTCGCCGTTGTTGTCATAACAACCGATGACGACATTACTCTTGCACCAACCGCAGACTCTCCAGAGCATAATGATACCTCCTTCCAGTTTTGTGTATCCCATATTTTATCTTGCTTTCTATCCTTGTAAAGAACTCTTTTTGCTTTTCCCAGGGGTGAAAAATCTATCTTTTGTATCATTTTCAACCTCCTAATCTATACATTATTCTTTCCAATCTATACATTATTTTATTTCAAATAACTATTTTTTCAAAACATCCTTTAATAAATCTATAATCATATCATTTTTTCCTTCTAATTTTGCCATTCTTTCTCTAATTGCCGTAGTATTATCCTCGATATGGTCAAGTCCATTTTCTTTGAATAATTGTAATTCTTTCGTTAGGTTTGTGAAACCCTGCTTTATTTCTAGATAATTATCATCAATTATTTTATGTTTCAGTGAGCAAGTCGCCCCATTTATGCCTATAGTTTTATCAAAATTTGTGTCTTTTTTTGAAAAATAATTATACACCAAAAACATATTAGTCAAAACCGCCATCCCACCCAAAACTATTGATATCCAGAGTTGTACTGCTTCCATAATTATAGATTAGTCAATTGAATGTATACCACTGCTATGTATGGTGGCATATTATTATGCGCGCCACCACTTCCTGCGTTTTGGTTTGTCGCAGTAGTGTTTTGGTTTGTCGCAGTTGCTGATCCCGTATTGCTCGTAGTCCCTGACCAACCGTTACCGAAATCATCGCTTGTCCCAGAAGCTGCTGTATAGCTAAATCTGTAATAAGTATGATCGTGCGCGTTCTGAGTATGTGTATGCGCGTTCTGTACGTGAGTATGCACCGGCATCTCGGCTGATGTCAGCGTGTGGGTAGCCGCTCCACCAGTGTCCGCAGTATCGTAAGTTCCACCAGAATCTTGCCCCGCACACAAAGCAAATTTATTTCTTAAATCTATTGTCCCGTTAGAGCCATTACAGAAAGAATAATGCGCCGGAATAGTTGCAATTGTTCCACTCCATAATATAATCCCTCCTTTTGGCACAAGCCCCCAATCTACGTGAACGTCTGCCGGCTCAATCAAAGCCCCATCTTCATCTCTATGGTGCGATCCCTTTACTTCATCCAATACATCATCAAAATTCTGATTGACTTCTTCCGGGTCAATCACGGTGTTGTTAGTAAATGTGTAGGATTTTGTAATCATATTTTTTCATTTTTATCAATTTTAACTAATATTCCAATTTTATCTTTTACGTCGCTGTAATTACTTTTATCAATTCTGCTTAATTGTTCTTCTTTTTTTTCTTTCGTAATTACTTTTGCCAAAATTTTATTTCTTCTTTCAATATTAATTTTTGAAAATAATTCATCAGTTTGAGATTTTTTGAGATTTTTTTTAGCATTTTTGCTCATAGCAACTTTCATTTGGCTTCCATCATCAAGACTGAACCAAACCTCGCAATAATTAACCCGCTGAATAATACCATTTGGCGTAATTTTTAATATAACTTCATTTGTTATCGGGCATTTTATTTCCATAGTTTTAAGCCGGAGCATCCGGATTATTTACGGTTGTTTTTAAATCCAATCTTCTTCTTAGTTCGTTTACCGTTCTTGTTATGAATGGTAATCTTGAACTCAATTCAACGCTTAATGCTTGCGGAGTATAATCAATTTTTACAATATTTATATTCGTTGCCGTAACATTCGATATGTCATATCCCCATTTGTCAACATTCCACAGAGCCTGCCCCCATAGCGTATAAGTTTTTTTTGACAAAAAATTTAGAATATTCAAAACATTACCCGGGTCTATACTTTCAATATCTTTTCCAAAATTATCATCATTGTTATTATCTATTATCACGCCTTGCGTCCTTACTTCCGGCTCATCATCAACATCAAGAATTGCATCTGCGAATTTCTGCATAGTGTCTGAATCAGTCAACCTGTCATCATTTATGAACGTTGCGCTTCTTCCATAATTCGTAATACTCGCGCTTCTTTCGTATTTTCTAAAAATATTCTCACCTGCAACTTCCTTACCTGTAATATAACACACATTCTTGACATTTTCAATACGCTTGTATGGTTTTAATTCTCTCACATCTCTCTTAACAAATAGTGTCAAATCCGGAGTCAAAGAAAATTGATGTAAATGAATGACGTTATTTTTATCCAAAAACCAGTACCAATTTGCCGGACACATTTCAACTAATTTATTCACTGCGTCTAAAATAGTTGTCGATTTAAACTCATAATCTACAACAATTCCAGTGTCGTCAATACTATCTTCCGCGTCCCCTCCCGCCACTGTCGTGTAATTAACTTTACCGAAAACTCCGGTCAAAACATTGTACTTGTCTATAATATCTTTAAGAATATCGCTCGGATCTTGATCTGTATACGCCAAAGTTGTGTTTCCTGCTGTTGGTGTGTCATTTATGCCACTACCATCGTCAATCAACTCCACGCGCGCCAATTCTTGCACATATCCAAGCACGCTAACCTCAATATATTCCTTTTTTTCTCCAAGGTCAGGAACATAACCAGAAATCCAGCCATTGAAAATAATTACCCCGTCATTCGTGTCTACATCAAAACATCTAACAATAACTTGATTGCGAAAAGCCACATCGTCCGACTCTCCAAAATCATCTGATTTTCTTGGCAATATTATTTTCATTTCTCCCAATCCTCCGTTTATTGTAGCCGAAAATTTTGGCTCGCTTACAACGTCGCTCCAAGTAGTGATGTATGTTCCATCATTTTCATAAATATCGTACTTGTACCTCTTCATATTTTATAAATAGCGTTTTTTATAGCTGAATTGAATATCTACTTGCCTCGCATCGAAATCATCCGTGTATTCCCAATTATTATCTCCCGGTATCCACTCCGGCATAATTCCCAAGTATTCTACAATAGTTCCATTTCGTGAAACAGTAGCATTTCGAGTAGAAATAATAATTACATCATCCGCCGCCCAATCATTAGCTGACACTTTAATGTAATCTCCATTGTCTGTATTTTTTAATTGAATAAATTTTTCATCCGCCGCCGTTAAGCTGTTTATGGTTATCTGAATATCCGGCTGTGCGTTCGCGCTCCCACCAATCTCTATATCATCAGCGTAAGGATTTGTTGTTTTGTCCAAAAAACTTTCCGTAGTCGATGAAGTGTCCTCACCAAAAGCTTGATAACATTGAAATTCAATTTCTATAATCGCCCAAGTCAAGCGTCTGTCAATTCCTTTAATAAAACCAGTGCAAACATATCTCCTTGTTCCTCCGGCATAATCAATATCGAGATTTTTTCCGGAAGCCTCTACTGTTTGCCTTACTATATCAAGTCTGCTATCAAGGTTTGCTGACGTAGTATCTTTAACAATAACTTTCATTTTCATCACTCTTGTTCCGTAATTTTTACGCAAAAAAACGCTTTCATTTGTTCGCGCTATTTTTTGTACATCAACTTCTTGCGTTGCAACATCCTCGTGATTTGAATTTTCAACGAAATAATTTACCGCGTCATTCAAATTCAATGAATTAAATATAATATCCATTTTTTTACGCCATTCCCCAATCAGCTAATTCCTGCTCGCGGGAAAGGCTATCTTTAATTTTTTCAATTAGATTATCAACACTTTTATCGTTGTAATAGTTTTGTTCTCCGTTTATATTTATTACAATAGTTTTTCCACCATTTACATTGCCTGCAGACGGATTATACTGTTTTGGCAAAACTGCCTCACCCTCGTGCAAATATGCCAAAGTATCTTCCGGAACATAATTTGTCCCTACCGCCAACTGTGGAATTGAACTTATTTGTAAATCTGATGTGTTTATTTTTCCTATGCTCCCAATATCAACTCCCTTGACTTTATTTAATTTATCAATCAACTTATTTATCATCTCAATAGCCCCGTTTATCATTGTTCCTAGCACTCCGATTATCGCCTTGAATATTCCTGCAATAAATGTGTAAATTCCCTTGAATACATTTTCAAAAGTTTTTTTAACATCTTCCCACGCTTTTTTCCAATTTCCGGAAAAAATATCTATGCCAATTTTGAAAGCCCCTGAAAGCAAAGCCCAAGCAACCTGAAAAATTCCTTGTATTGCAAACCAAACTCCCTGAAATATAGTTTTTACATTGTCCCAGTTATCCCTCCACTGTTTTAACATTATGTCTAATTTCTTTTTTGATTCATTCCAATACGGAACTAAATACTCATTGTAAAAACCGACAATTGCACTCATAACAGCTTTTGTCTTTTCCTGCATTCCTCCCCAGTTCTCACCCCAAGCCTTTGCCAGAATGAATATAGCACTTCCAATCAATCCTATCGTAAGTATCATTGGCGCCATAGCAATGATCGTTGTAGTCGCCCAAGAAACAAAAGCAATCGTCAATAATCCAAGTGTTGCAATTATCATTGCTTTTCTATTTTCTAAATCTGAAAAAAACAATTTTATCAAATTAAAAACTGGCTCTAAAAATATTTTAGCCTGAGTTCCGAAATTTACAATAACATTTACAAGATTTGTAAAAAAAGCCGCTATATTTTCCTTGTTCGCTTCCAGCCAAGCTATGAATGATATTGCAGAATTTCTAACCATTTCAAAAATTGAACCCTCTCTAACCTCGCCCTTTAAATTTATTCCAACAATTTCGCGCAAAGCAAATCCAACATTATCTTTTAATGTTGAATATAATCCTGACAAAGAAGTTGCCTGCGCTGCCATTGATCCGTGAAACTTCCCTCCCTCTGCTGTCATAAGTTTCAATGCTTTTTCAACTTCAGGAAATCCAACTTTTCCCTCCGTCACCAAATCACCAACTTTTTCTTTCGCAACCCCCATAACTTCCGCCAAAGCGTCATAAATCGGCAAACCTCGCATAGCGAATTGCCTTATGTCAATAGTCATTGCACGCCCCTGCGCTTTCAAAGTTCCCAATAAATATGCAAGGTCGCCAATAGGAACATTCAAACCAGCCGAAATATCTCCCAACATTTTCATACCTCCCATTGCATCATCTGCCGAAAAACCAAACGCCATCAATTGTTTCGTTGTAGTCGCCAACTCAGGCATTTCAAAAGGTGTCGCCGCGGCGAATTTTGAAATATCTTGCAATAAATTTCCGGCATTTTCCGCGCTTCCC